GTCTTGCTTGCCTGCCAGCGCGCTGTTTAGATCGCTCGCATTCAGCGGCGTGCCTTGAACGAATGAGCCAGGACTCTGCGCCCAAGCGCTGCCAGCCAAAGCGATCGAGGCGAGCAAAGCGGTGATTGTTCTAACCAAGGACATGTTGACCACCCAGACCAGGGGAAATTATCGGTGACGCGTTGCGGTGGAAACGAATTCATCCCACAGGATGGCGTAACGCAGTTCAATCGCTGGCGTCGGTCCGCGATAGACCACGATCAAAGCATCGATGCGATTTAGATTGCTGTCAGAGCGCAGAACATTCACTTTGAAGGTCGTTGCAATGCGGTTGTCGATGAACGGTTGCACCGCTGCCACGATATAGTTGTTGATCCGTGCGACAGTGGCCCCGCGCATGGCGTTGGGACTCTCGATTGCCGAGCGCCGCATCAACCATAGCTTTGAGCCGATCGGCCATCCATTCCAGATTGGCCCGGCATCGTAGTCACCCCACCAGCCTTCGCGATCGTTGGAGTCCGGGTCGGGCAATTCATCGTCGGTCGAAGCGAGCGCATCCGTGCCAAGCGCGACGCATAGCGCCGTGGCCAACGCTTGCGTATCGTCAAGCGTACCATCATCAAGGACTCGCCAGTCGAGCGTGACGCTGTATTTGGGAAACGCAAGGTTCTGGACGAGTCGGATATCCGGGCAATCGCTGGCCATGCCAGATCAGCCAATCTTGCCAAGCACATTCTTCGTTGGGCCCTTGGTGGTCACCACCTTGGCGAACTGCCCTTTGCTCTTAAGCGCGCCGCAGTAGACGTTTTTGTCGGTGTTGACTTCGTAGTAACCAACGCCGTCATCCAGATAATGCCGAACATTGGTACCGCTCGACGCCGCTTCGTCCTGCGTCAGATGCATGAAGCGCTTCGAGCTTTGATTGTCTTTCTTGACTGATTTCTGGCCGGTTGGCTTTTGTTGTTGCTGGCCGCCCTGGCCGCCGCCGGAACTGCCGCCGCCGCTGCTGCCGCCACCGTCACGCGCGGCGACTTCCTTGCCGCCGCCTTGCTGGCCGCCCTGCTGTTGCTGTCCGGCCTGCTGATCGACCAGCGCCATGCGGATGGTTTTGTTGACAGCCGCGCTCCAAAAGCCGCCGTCTCCATGCATATGAAATTGCTGATAGTCGTCCTTGGTGCGGAACATCGCGCTGTCGCCGGGATCGAGACCCATGAGCCGATGCCGCCGGTCGTCCATGGCGCCACCGAGCGGGAAGCTGCGGCTGCCGCCGAGATAATGAACTGCGACTTCCGCGCCCCCAAGAATTTTGCCTAGCGCGTCCTTATCGGCGGGCATGCAGACCGACGAGAAGCCGTAGTTCTGCGGCGCCTCGACCCCCGTGCGCGATTCGCCCTTCATCATGTTGCCGCCGAACGACTGCATCAGCGTCGTGTCGTCCACCTTATCGACGGTCGAGCGCGCGCCGCCGCCGACGTAGCCACGGAATGATGTGGCCTGACCTGTTGCACGATGTACCATTTGATCATCTCTCTTGTTTCAGTCGGCAAGGTTTTGACTAAGCGGCGGCGCGTCTTTTCGCTGTACTCCAAGTATTGCCGCGCGAATATCGGTGATGTCGTAGCTAATCTGCTTAATATTTGCTGGCGCGGGATCGGCCGTCGATTGCGGGTCGAAGAAGTTGATCGTCGTGCTGTCGTTGAGTGCGGCCGGGTTCACGCATTCAAGCACGGTTTCGGTCCCGTTCTCGCTGTCCTGCGTCCATGTGCACGTCTTGATCTTCATCACTTCATTGAGCGGAACCATCGGCGAATACACGGCTACATTCTGGCCAGCATGCCAAAGCCCGTATTGGCTGAACCAGCCATACACCGTAATCAGCGCCGTCTTCTTGGTGCCGTCCGTCCACTTCGCTTCGAAGTCGGCGCGCGTCTGAAGCTCACTCTGATCTCTGACTGGTTCTTCGACCGGGATCACGCAATTGGCGGCGATACAGCTTTGTCCACTGGCGTGGGCCACCATTTCATTAGCATCGGGACCGTTTTTCTGATCATCGCCGGACGTCTGGCCGAGCGCTTCGATATCGCCCCACTGGTCTTCGATCGAAATGACCGCCTGCATCTTTTTGATGTTGACGCCTTCGGTCAATGTATCGACCGGGCCGCCCCAGGTGTGATCGAAAATCAGTAACGCCTCGCCCGCTGAATTGGAGCCGAGAAGCGCCGAGCGGTCCCGCGCCAGCTTTTCTAAAAATTCCCAAATGTTTCCGCCCGGCGGTGCCTGCAATTTCTCGAATACTCGCGCGTCTGGAATACCGACCGCCCGCACCGTCACACCGAGCGGTGTGATCAACCTTGTTGCAACTTGCATAATGGTTAGGCCGTCCATGTTGGCCTGTTCAGTCTTGATGTGTGACTTAAACGGCCAGAACGTTGCCGACTTGCCGATCAGCAATACCTGATGGCGATCGGCGTCATAGGCGACTTGGCGTTGCGTGACGTAACCAAGCATCGCGGCCGAGCCGCCGAGCGTTAGCAAGACTTTATCGCAGACATAAACCGGAATGTCGGGGATCGGCTGCGCTCTGAATATGCCTGCCTGTACGTCTGCCAAGGTAATCGGTGTGCTGAGCGGGATCGGCTTGCGCTCGGCGGTAGTGAACCGGAAGAACGAAAACGATTCGTTCCAACGTTCCTGCGCCCACACCGTTTCCCATTCTCGATAGGCGATGCCGTTGACAAGAAGTTGCGCGACCTCCGACGGTTTGAACTGCGTAGGTGGCATGTGAGTTCACGCGGATAGGGCGTTACCGGTAGCCGGGCAAAACAACGGATGCACGATCTTATTTTCCTGGCGTATCTGGTCAGCGCGGCTGGCATCGGCATAGAGCCGATGCGCAATCACCAACGTTGGCAGCACCTGGGCGAATTGATAGGGCAGCATGCGCGGCAATGGGCGCGCGGTTGATACCAGATGATTGGTCAGCGCGGCATAAAGCGCAATCTCACCTTGGAATGTCTCTTGATCCATTTCATCGGCAGCGATCTCGATGGCGTCATTGAACGGCTGCGCCATCGTATCCTTCACCGCCTGTACGTCTTGCCGACTGATGAACGCCGTGTTGGCGATGATCTCGCTTTCGCTCGCGAGACATAGCTCGATGCCGCAATTCTGCACCAGCACGCCGCCAACCGTGCGCGGCGTCTCTAATGCCACCAACCTGCGGACAAATTCCATTTCCGAAAAAGTCGCGCCGTTCTGAACCGCCATCAGGAATGCATTGTTGAGCGGCGACCCGAGCGCATCCGCTCTCAGCAATACATAGGCGTTGTCTTTAACGTCGCCGATTGCAGTCCTAGCCTGCGAGCCACTGACGCCGCTCGCTGGCACCGTCGTCATAAGCTGCGCCATCATGCGCTGCACGATGCCCGCCGCTTCCTGCGCGTCTAATTTCTGCATGTCTATGAACCGGGAACCAATGCGATAGGCGTAACGACGCCAACCTGAATGCCAGATAATTGCGTGACCACCCGATCACGTAAGCCCGTCGAAGTGTTGATCAACGTCGTGCGCGTGTCTTCCAGCGCGTAGGTTTCCGTGCCCGCCTCGAAGAACGTCATATCGACGGTGCAATAGCCGCCGAGCTTTTCTTCTTCAGTAAAGCGGAACCGCTGGCACCAAACGTTGATCGGCGGCAACGTCTGCGTCTGCAAGACGCCGGCTTGCCCGTCCGCCAGCACGCGGTAAAGCGCGTCACGCGCGGTGCGGTAGTCGCGCTGATAGAGATCGGAGCCGGTGACGTCCGCCGGATAGCAAATCAAATAGCCGCGCACTGACCAACTAATGGCTTGATGCCCCATGTCCTCGCAGTAATTTATGTCGCGCTTGGGAAATTGGTGCTGAACTAAGCGACGGCCGCTTTCAAGGCTGTTGGCCTCACAATGAAACTCGGCACCGCGAAACGCCGCTGGCACGAGATCGTCGCGCCACGGATTGCCGATATATTGTTTTTGATATCGGGTGCTGACGGCAAAGATCGAGGCCATGATTCAATGCACCGCTTCTTCACTGTTTGCCCAGTGATTTTCCGGGCCGTGCTCGGCGGGCTGCATCTGTGTTTGCCGGGCGATCTGCGGCTTGCGGAACAGCGGCGCCTTACGCGGACCACTGCGCCCGGTTTCCTGATGCTCGATGGTGATCGTGCCTTCGGTCGTGCCGCCGCCACGGCCGCTGCCGAAACTTCGGTCTACGGTGGCGCGGATATCGTTGAGCCCGGCGTCGCGCGCCAATGGCGATCCGTGATATTGTTCTTCCAGTGACCTGCTCAGAAGTCCCCCGGTCGGCGGCTCTTGATCAGGCCCCTTATACTTCTGCGCAGTGGGCCCATAGCCGCCAAACAAGCCAAGTCTACCAAGCACGTCAGGGATTGCTTTGATCGGACTTACGAACGGGTTTTTACTAAATTCTGGCCAAGTCGATGTCTTTTGCGCCGCTCCTATTTCAGCCTGACGTTGCCTTGCCTCTTGCCAGATGCCCGAGGCATAACCAGCAGCCGCAGACCCAGCACCTTGAACAGCAGCAGCGGCCGCACGACCGGCCGGCGTCAAAGTGTCAGCATCCCCCGTAAGACCGTAGGATGACGACGCGGGAGGGCCCCCGAGGCCGGGCGGCGCGGCGCCCATCGGAACAACAAGGCCGCCTTCGGCCATCATCGCGACCCGCGAACTCGAAGCGGGACCGGGACTATGCAATTCTATCCGAGGCACATCTCGGCGCGCGCTCAACAGGCGATCGGTGCCCGTTCCACCAACCGGCAAATTGGTGACCGCCGCCGCGCCACCCTCTACCCACTTGCCCCCCAATGCAGTGTTACCCGAAGCGAATGGAACAGTTTGTGTCTTCGGATCATATGGACCTGCCGCAACACCTACATGACCACTGCGAAAGTTCTTGATAGCGGGCAGCGTGAGAACATCGCCGCGCTGTATGTCTTCGGGTTTTACTTCCTTCTGCCAAGTGTTGAAGGATGAAGCCACTGCGTTAGTGCCGCCTAAGCTGCCACCGAGTCCTGCTTGCGTGTAAGCAGAGCGGACGGTCGATGCGCACCACGCCACGTCAATGGCGTGCATCCCCTGCCCGCCAGTCACCATGAACTTGCGTAGCAGTTCTTTTTCTTGCGGGTTATACGCTCTCAGCCCGGCTAAGTTTTCGACCAAGCTCGCGGCGTAGTCATGCCGCATGATGCTGCGCTCACCGCTCTCGCTCTTGGCGAAGCCCGATATAGTCTTGTCAATGTCAGCACCGGCCGAACTCAACGGCACGACGGCCTGCGCGCCGTCCGTGCCGAGCATCATACGCGTCGGCTTGTTGACGATCGATGTGCCGCTCTTTGAGATGATCGCTTCCGGCCCGGCTTCGCCGACCAGCGCATTCGTCGGCCCGGCAACAACACCGCCTTCGGCCATTGCGACTGGCGGACCAAATACGCCGGTATCGATCAGTTGCTGGATGTTCTGATTGAGTTGGCGGAATTCCTTGGTACTGGTATCGACAGCAGTGCCATGCCTTGCGACGTCATCGACATGTTGCTGTAACGCATCGCGCGAGTCTTGAACGTTCTCCGAGTGGCGCCAGCCCTGCGTGATGTCCCCGTGGCCGAGCGAGCCCGGCGCAAGACCCAACACATCCGCCGGGTCGGCGCCGAACATTTGCGGTCCCAGCGCCTTTTTCCAATCCTCTTTGGTCTTGCCGGGTTGCAGCCCGGGCGCAGCGCTTGCCGGATGTTCCGGCGTCGCCAGCGGGATGTGGGGGCCTTGCTTTAATTGATCTAAAATTGGACTTTCGAGTAGTTCAATCAATTTGAGGGCTTTGGTTTCCAGGCCGGTTACCCAGCCGAACGTTTTTTCAAAAATCTGGTCGCGTAGCTGAGCCTCTTTCACGAGTTCCGCGTTAAGTTCTTGCGCCTTCACAGTTTGTTTGTTCCAATTTTCTACCTGCTCGGCACTGGCTTCGGTAAAGTCCTGATTAACGGTTATCAACCATTTTGCCCCGTAAACCTCCAAAATCTGCTGTTGTCTTATGCGCGCTGTCGTTTCGTCAACGCCATTCTTGCGCATCGTCCAGTATTGATTCTCGGCAAAGTGCCGAACTTCGTTGAGTCTTTGACGGGTCGTTTGTAAAGTTGCGATCCGCCTGACTTCGTCCGTGTACAACTCGCGCTGCGCCCCCGCCATCCTCAACAATGAATCGCGGCGAGAACTGGAAGCTTGCGTGGTTTCCGCGACCGCCTGATTAAACTCTGTCAGCGTTTGCGTCGCGTCGGGAAGCTTGACCCCCATCCGTTCGAATTGATTGGTGAGATCGCGAAACACGCCCGGTTGCAGGCCCGCCATCTTGGCGGCATTGCCCATGTCGATAACTGCTCGTGCCCATTCCTTGGCGTGAGCGATGCTGCGGACAAGCTCCACACCGATCAAGGCAATGCCGCCGCCGACCGGCCCGATTATCTTGGCCAGATCGACCAGATCGCCCGTCACACCGAGCGCATGGCGACTGAGCTTACCGAGCGCCTCTTGAAATTCGCTGACCTGTTTGGTCGACTCACGCATGCCCTTCTGCACCGGCTGCGGGAGTTGACTGAGTTGCTGATTGAGTTGCTGAACTTTACGCGTTGCCTCGTCATCAGCAATCATGCTGATGCGCAGAACGACTTCTTCGGTGCGCGAGGCCATTAGGCAAACTCCAGCCCGCCGGCCTTAAACTTGGTCGGCGCTTCCGGCGGTGGCGCGTTGGTGCGGTCCATCGTATGGCCCTTGAACGCGTCGCCGTCGGCCTTGGCTGTCACGTCGGGCGGCGCGTTCCGGTGCCTAATTTTGAGTTTTATATTCTGCTGAGCCGCGACCGCCGTTGCGCGACTGTCCAGCGCAGCCCGATCGGCAGATACATCTCCCCCAGAAGCTACCGCGTTCATTCGCTTGATCGAATCAGCAGTACCTTCTGGCGCCCCACTTGGCCAAGCGAATGGATCGGTCGGAAGACCAGTCGGGCTAGCCGCAGTTTGCGCGGCCGTAGCTGGCGTATCTGCCCCTGGCGTCTTCGGCGGACCAACATTCAGGTGGCCGATGCGGAAATTGTTATAGTACGAGTCGATGATCTTCCCATCTGCGCCGACGTGAACTGTTACTCGTCTATCGTTGTTGGCCGATAGAATGTCCAGTGTATGGGTCGCGGGATTATAGCCGTCAGGCCCGACAATCATCGCGTGGCCCCCACCCCACTTGGAGAGAACGTCGCCGGGTTGCGCATGCGCCGCGTCCACCTGATCCCCATAGTGGAGATAGGATGCAGCCGATGGATAGTCTCCCTTCACGCCCGCTGGCAGCGTGCCCGGCGGGAGATGCTGCGAACGTGCCAGCACAGCAGTAACAAACTCAGCGCAGTCTTCACCTGTGGAGTATGTTAGGCCCTGGCTCGTGATGTAGCTTTTGACCTGCTGCCATGCTTCTCCCTGAGTAGCTTTGGTGTTGCCCAACTGAGCTATCTGCGCGGCTTGTTGCAGGACCGCCTTGTCAATCGACCCGCCAGTAGTCGGGTTTATTCCCGTCAACAACGGATTGCTTGATGAAACTCCTGTCACCGGATTCGTAGTAGCCGCGCCACGTATAACTTGCGCACCGCTCGGCAGCGTTTCAGTAACTTGTGGGCCGCCCGTGCTGGCGAGTGTCACGGCGGTAGTCGCGGCCGGGGTGCCTGCGGCTGCAATCTGTCTGTTTGTGTCAGGATCACCGCGAGAATAGTATTTTTTGATACCACCAACAGTGATGTCGCCTCCCGGACCACCAGGACTATATTTGCCCCATGTTGCTGCATTTTGCTGAGCCGCCCGAGTGCCGGCATGATAGACGACGGTGTCATCTGACGCGGTTTGAAATCTCGGATTGCTGGCAGCGTTAAACAAACCAAGGTTGGTTGCATTCGGGGAGGCGTGATGGACCCACTTGGAATAGATATCTAACTGTTGGTCAAAAGACATAGCAGCCAGTTGCGAACCAGAAATATGTTGGCCAGTGGCCGCGAAAGTCTCGTCCTGTCCCATTTGGAAGTAGCCGCTGTACTTCCTTCCAGGACTCATGTCGCGGCCAAAACCACTTTCGCCTGCCACTAGACTGTAAAGCTGAGTCTTGGCATCCGTGACGTTCGGATTCTCTGCGGCAAATCTAGCGATTGCCGCTTGCGCCTGAGAGTTGTGTTCAAGATTGGCGACAGATGTTGCCCCGGAAATGCTCGCGCCAGTTCCCGTTACAGTTCCGGTCGCACCGAAACCGCCACCGCTGCCGGGCGTCGCCGTCGTCGGCCAAGAGACTGGCGGTTTTCCACCTACAAATTGACCGCCGAGCCCCACGCCACCGGGGCCCATGCCCGTACTGATGCCTCGCGCATAAGCACGCTGACCCGCACTGACGTTCATGAAGCTCGGCGGCAACCCGGTGATCTCACTGAACCGTTCCGGGCTGACGTTGATGCCGAAGGGCTGGCCGCCTGTTACTGCCGCGAGCGGCGTGCCTGTCGGACCGGTTACCGGAGGCGGGGGCGGTGTTGTCGGGCCCGTGCCATCCGTGCCCGTAGGACCCGTGCCACGATAACCACCACCCCCGCCGCCGCCCCCACCAATGCTGCCCAGGCCGAGTTGGCCGGCCAGATCGCCAGCGCCGCCACCGCCGCGACCGCCTCTGGTCTGGTTGATGATCCGTTGCAAATTCGTATTGAGATCGTGAACTTGATTGGTGTTCTGATCAAATATCTTGGTGCGATTGTCTTCGACGTTCTCGGAGCGCCGCCAGTCGTCGGCGAACGAGGTATTGTCCGCCGCATCAGTAAAACCATAAAACTTCGCCGCGTTGGTTGCTGACCCTGTAGGTCCTGCGCCGCCGATCGATCCGATTCCCAGTTGCTCGGCCAGACTCCGTCCCGGTGCGGTTAAGACCGGGTTGGCGCCGGCTGGATTGGCGCGCTGTATCCGTTCCAACCCCTTCTGTTCCTCCGGCGATAGTTTTGGTGTCTCGATTCCGAAATCCGATGCCGGTGATGCTTTTTCTCCCAATAATCCTTGCATCGCGTGCAAAATTGCTAGCTCGAAACTCTCCAGAATTTTGATCATCTCTGTTTCTGGACCAGCGAGCATCTTCTGCCATTCGTCAATGATCTCGTGACGTAGCTGATTTTCCTTGACGATCTCGGTGCTAAGTTTGGTCGCAGCCGTCGCAATCCCGTTGCGAGCCTCCAACTGTCTGGCTTGTTCCTTCGACAGATGACCGTGCACGGTCATCAGAAAACCAGCATGAAAAGAGTCCAAAACGCGTTGCTGATAAAAAGTAGCACTTTCTTCGTTCATCCCGTCCTTCAATGCCGCTCGGTGAGTCGCCTCACCAAGATCAATGATGGCATTGAGCCGGTCGGTTTCGTCAGTCATCCCGCGCATGCTGTTCAAGGCGCGCGCCATGTCGGCCGCGAACCCCGGCGGTGCGAGGCTCAACAATGCATTCCCTTTGCCTGCCACGACCATCGTTTCAGTGAAAGCGCGGTTGAAGGCGATCAGATCAGGGCCCCGATCTCTGGCGACCCCCGCCATGACGTCTAACTGATCGGAAACACCTTTGAATACGCCGAAGCTCAATCCCGCCATCTTGGCGGAATTGTTCATATCAACGATTGACCGCGACCACTCCGTCATCGAGCGCGTCGCGCGATAAGCCTCATACGCCATCAACCCGACGCCGATCGGCAGCGAGCCAAAGACTTTGACCAGATCACCGAAATTGCGCCCGACCCCCAACGCCTCGCGGCCGAGACTGCGGATGCCGTCCTCGAATTCCCGCGTGTCCTCGTTCATTCGCCGCTGCGCTTCACGCATCGCGGGCCCGCTCAACTGGGCAATAGCCTGCCGCACCCCGGCGATGGCCGCCGAAGCTTGATCATTGAATTCCGTGGTGAGGGTAAGAACTTGTTCTTCAGTCGCCATCAGAGTCCCGCCGCATTAGGCGCGCGAGTTGCGATGTGCGCCGTAAATGCAGACGCACGTCTGCCAACGGCATGGCCAGAAACAAGTCGGGGGGTTGGTGATAGTAGTGGGCGAGTCGATAGCAATCGAGGACGAGGTCTTCTTCGTTGCCTAAGAGACCCGACGACTGGGAAGAAAAAAACGCATTAGCTCATAGGCACAGAAATTCCAGTCGCGCGGGTCCATCTGATCAAGAAACGGCGGCAGAATGTCAGACAAGGCCGCCATGACATAATGCATCTTGCGTTCCTCGATCACCCAATCGCCCTGGCTGTTCATCCGCACCGGATTGCCATAGCGATTGATGTCGCCGCCCTTCGGCTCGCGGAACGACAGTTCGTTGACGACTTCGCCCCTGTTGTTGCGGATCGGCTTGAACGTCAGCTTCACCACGATCGGCCATAATTCTTCGGTCGATGGCCCCGCCGCATCAAGCTCCGCTGGCGACGCCTCGATCTCGGGCGCCGGATGCGAGGCCGGTGGTTTCGGCGGCTCAATCGTTTTCGACGGCTCGATGGTCTTGGCTTGCGACGCCGTATCAACAAAGCCTTCACGCAGGCGCGGCGGCTGCTGCCCCGAACGCCGCTGCTGTTCGGTAAGCTGATTGATTGCACCGACATGCTCGTTCATGCATCACCTTCTTTTGTTGTTGGATTTAGTTGTTAGATTGGTAGCTCGTCGCAGATCAGCCCCTCCCAACGGACTCGCACCTGACCGTCGCGGGTGTTGGCTTCGAAGCCGCCTTTGCAAGTTGCTCCAGAAAGTGTGTACTGCATCCCGTTTGCTAATTGAGCAATGACAGTGCTGTCAGTCTCAGTTAGCAACCCCTCCAGCGAGAAGCCGGGAATGGTCGAGATGTCGCCCTCGATGTACGGCACCCGTGGAAGTTCTTGGTATCCATGAACGCCATCCTGGCCGGCGATCATGGTGCGCTCGACCGGGGATGGCGATACGGTGAAGTTGCCACGCAGAGCCAGTTGATTGCCGTCCACATTCAGGAAGGCGATTCCAGCAAATCTTTGTGCCATGGGTTTATGTCCTCGCTGCGGTTACGCGACGTCGCTCCGCACCGAGCTTGGTCAGCTTAGGTTGATTGGAATGTTTTGTTGTTGTTGGTTAGCCGTTGGCCTGCGACGACGCCAGGAACGGCCCCGGCGCCGGCCCGATGATTGCCTCATCAACGCCACGGCCATACTGTAAGCGGAACTGATTGAGCACCGCGAAGATTCGTAGTTGATTGATAAGATCAGGAGGGTAAAGAACATTAACGCGGTTCGGATCAATCGGGTCTCGCTCGACAAGCAGGAACTGCTTGTAGAGATCGATATTCTCGACCAGACCTACGAATTCATCATTGCGATACTGGGCGACCAGTGCCCCTTTGATGATCCCCGGTGTGACGATCGCCTGACCCGGACCGAACCGAGTCCCGTCATTGGCTAGCTTGTGACGCGGGAAGCTACTCGTCACCATGGCCTTCTGATTGCGCATCAGCTTGGCCAAGGTCGCCAACGTCGTCACCAACTCGTAAGCGTCATCCGTGGCGCCGTACAGGTTCCACTGATAGGTCGTCTGCTCGCGGGCGATCATTGGCTGCCCGTCGCTACCCGGCATCTGGATCGCGAGCCCATTGCTGGCGAGCGAGTTCAATTCCGGGAAGTCAAATCGCTGGTGGATCGGCGCCAGCTTGATTTGATTGAGCGAGAGGCTTTGCAACGGCCGCGCCGGATCGTTGACCAGCGCCCGCTGTGCTTTGGCGGCATAGGCCGCCGCTGCCTCGAACATCGGTGACTGCGTGGCGTACTCGAACGCCATCACCGACACCACGCCCGAGTTGTTGGTCTCCCCCCACTGGACAAGATCGGGATAGCCGTTGTCCGCCGACCCGGTGCTGGCGCCGCGCCGGGCCGAGAAGACGTGACCAAACAATTGCCGTTCCCAGCCCCAGCGGCCCGTATCCGAGAACCCGTATTCCTGTTCCCAAATAAACAGACTGTCGCTGTCGGTGTAGGGAAGCGCGACGTACTCGTAAGGCTCATTCCCGAGCGAATTTAGCGCCGCCGCAAACTCGGGCGTGCCAACTCCGCCAGTCAGGAACGCATCAACCGTGATGCCGAGCCCGACCGGCGTCACGTCACCGCCGCGCGAGCCGTAGTAGTTCAGCATCATCGGAATGTCGTTGCCGCTGATGCCTTCCCAATTACATTCGAGATTGACTTGCGACGGCGCCGTCGGCGGTCCGCTAGCACTGCCACCCGACGTATAAGTGCCGGGATTGTTCAACATGGGAACAACAATGGTTGATGCCGTCGTGCCAGTCGCAGCGATAAACGTCCCATTATAGGCCGCCGGGGAAACGCCGCTGATCTGCACACTCTGGCCGGGCGTGAACCCATGCGCCGCCGACGTCGTATAGGTTGCTTGCCCAGAAGGCGTATTTGACCAAGTCGCCGCCGTAATGGTCTGCGGCGAGCTTGGCGTCCCTGGCGTCACCGTCGCCGTCACCGGCAACGACGTGGCGTTGCCGATCGTGCCGACACCGAACCAGTTGTTGATCGAATCCATGATCGCGTTAGCGATGTCGTCGGTGCTGTCCGTGGTGGCAATGTTGGTCGGCACATACTCGCCACTGATGTAGAGCGCGATCGTGCCCGCCGCCGTGCACGGCGAACTGATCTTGATCTCGCCCGAAGCTTTGATTGATCCGGGCGAGGCCGGAACGGGCAATCCCCAAACCTCGTTCGCGAAATTATTCGCATAGTAGGCTTTGAACATCCGATCAATCTCAGACCCAGGTCCGAAGAACTGTGACGACTGCGCCTGCGAGCCAACCGGAATCGTGATGTTCATTGCCGCCGTGCCACCGGTCGCCGTACCAACAATCAACGCACGCAGGTTGATCGACGGCAGACCAGCCATCGAGGGGTCCACCTCTACCCAGTAAAGAGGGACTTTTATGTTCTGCGGGATTTGCGCAAAGCTAATAGGCATGGGACAGACTCCGTGCGTTAGCGATCACGCTCCGCACCGAGCGATCAGGCGGGGTTAGTTTGGTTTGTTAGTTTTGTTAGATCAGTGCCGGTGTGAACACCGGAGCATCCACACCGGCCAAGCGTCTTCGTGGGGGGCTATGGGGGCGGAAGACGCTTATTCTTGTTGTTGCTCAGGTTTCTTTTGTTGCACTTGCTCGACTGCCTCGCGCACCCGTTGCGGCTGGGTCCGGCGTTGATCGACCGGGCGCGCTGGCGTCGGTTTGGGCTGCATCTCGGGTTGCTGCGGCGCTGCGGTTTCGACGCGCTTGACCGAGCCATCGGCCAACCGGCGGCGCGTGTATTGATCGTCGGGCCACTCGATTGAGCCTTGCGAGCGGAACTTGCCCGCTGTCGGATGCCCCAACAAGCGGCGCATGGCGTCATCGCGTGGTTCGACGCGGATACCCGGCTTTTGGTAACGCGGATGTCCCATAGGGACGCGCGGGCGTCTTTGCTGAATATGGACTTGGGACCTGAACGTTGCCATCGCGGAATCCTTTCCCGGTGCTGCTGCTTTGCAGAATGATATCGGCTTCGACTTGTTGACGTTGCGCCATCTGCGCTGGCGTCTCGCCGATCTTCATTCCGGTCTTGATATCGATTTCATCGAGCGTGTCGGTGATCGGCGGCCACCATTCCGAGCGCCAGAACGCGGTGACGTCGTAGCGGCATTCGCAGAATGGTGTTTCGTTGTTGGCCCCGGTCGAGCCCCACACGAATTTGCGTTGCCCGCGCGGGATACTTTCGATGCCGACACCTTCGGGATTGCTGTTGATTAGAACGTTCATCAAGTCTTGATCGGTCCACAGCAGGCCCATGATGCGCCAGAACGCGGCATCGACTTGCTGCAAGAGTTGCTTGCGGTTGTTGTTGGCGATGATGATCGAGAAGCCGATCTTGCCGGAATGGTTGAAGCGGATCATGCCCGCATTGGCATCACCATCGGGGCGCATATCCTCGTCGCCCATGTAGATGCCGAGATACGGAAGCAAGTTGGCCTGCACCGGCAACATGACGGTCGGGCGGATAGTGTAACCGGAAAAGAAACTATCGGCCGACGCACGATCAAAGAATGCCTGCCAGATGTTGAAGGCATCGCTCTGCGGCAACAGGCCAACGACGCCCGCTGTGCCCGCGATGTTGCAGAGATCGGGCGCCTCGCTGGCTTCGATCGTGCCGACCGCGCCGGGCAGAATCGTTACCGCGCAAGTGTCGGGCGCTTCGGCGGCTCTGATTCTGCAATCTATGGTCATGGGGAATGCGTGATCATCGCGCTCGATATCGTTACGGTTTCGCCCTGGACGATCGAGGCGTCGCTAAGAATGACATCGCCGCTGATTTCGCTAACAAGCAGACCCGATACGACGATGTTGCCCGCGCCATCCTTGATCCGCGCGCTCAGCGCTTCGCCCATGGCCACGGCCACACCCTTCAGTGGCACGCCCTGCATAGTGATGACGCCGTTGGCTTCCGTGAATGACGGCGGCGGCGCCAGCGCAACCGTCACCAACAACGTGGCCAACCCGCTGGTGCCGATTTCCAAGCTGGCCGTACCGTTGGCGTCGATTGCGGCGATCACCGCCTGCATGCGCGTTGATTTCAACGTTGCGATATAGCTAACTGACATATCTCGTTATCTCAATTCCAAGGATGAGCCATGACCAGCTATGAACGCGAGAGAGAAGATGAGCTAGAAATGGCGTTGTGCCAACTTCTTAGGGTTGATCGTGGCAATCCAGGTGAACTCGCAAGAGCGCGAGAGTTCCTGTTGCAATTAGCCATGTGGATCGATATGCGAGCCCGCAACGTGGCGGAGAACGGATAGGAGCAAAACATCGCTAGAAACACAGAATTAGGGCACGATCTTTTTCAATTCCAACGTCAGTTCGCCGCCGCCGTTATCGATCACGTTGGTGATCTCGAAGCTGCCCAGGTCTGCGAGCCCACTGGCCGGATCGTAGGGAATGCTGATCTGATCTTCCTGTTGCGGCGGGATCGCATATTCGTCGCCGCGAATGTCCACGATCGTGCGCTGATCCGAAAACAGCGAGCCGTCATCAAGCAGAACGTTGACCGGGCCCGAATCGTAGATGCCGCGACCTTCATAGCTGGCGCCGCCCCACTGCGAGGCGATCGGGTTGACGATAATCGGCCGCCCGTAAGTGTCCTGCTCAATGTCGTAGAGAACGACTGAAAAGTTTACGGCCATCCCAACTTCTCCAACATCAGCGCGTCCATGCGGTCCTCGAGTTGATCAAACAACGTGTCGCGCAGGATCGGGCGCGTGCTGGGACCAGGCGCTGCCCCGTGCGGGCGCCCGCCGGCTCCACGCGCGCGGCGCATG